TTTTTAACTTCTATCAGGACGGAACTAATACATACGGTTCTGTATTCGGACAAAACTTCTAATGTTCAGTGCATCAAAAACATCAGGTCCTTCAGGATATAACCTAACTAACTCTTTAAGATTTAGAGCTAGTGCATCTGCTTACCTAAATAGAACGCCTGCAAGTGCTGGAAATAGACAGGTAATGACCTATTCTTTTTGGGTTAAAAGAGGTGCTTTAACAGCGGATTATAATATAACAAATGCTACTACTGATGGAAGTAACAGTGCAACACTTTATTTTAATAGCTCTAACAGTCAATCATTTGATGTATTTTTAAGAGTAAGCGGAACAAATTATTCTGTAACAACAAGTCAAGTCTTTAGAGACCCTTCAGCTTGGTATCACATAGTTGTTGCTATAGATACAACACAAGCTACTGCTTCAAATAGAACAAAAGTATATGTTAATGGCACTCAAGTAACAGCATTTTCAACCGCTAATTATGTCCCTCAAAATTCAAATTTAGCATTCAATAATAATGTTGCACAGTATATTGGATTTACTAATTACTTTGATGGTTACATGGATGAAATTAACTTCATTGACGGACAAGCTCTAACACCATCATCATTCGGTTCTACAAATGCAACCACAGGCGTATGGCAACCAGCTAGATATGCAGGAACTTATGGCACTAACGGATTCTACTTAAACTTTACTGATATAGCTTTAACAAGCGGTTCTAATGCGGGACTAGGTAAAGACTTCTCAGGCAACGGAAACTTTTGGAATACTAATAATATCTCTGTAACAGCTGGCTCAACCTATGATGCTATGACAGACAGCCCGACTTTAACAAGTTCTACTATATGTAATTATGCGGTAATGAGCCCAATAGACTATATAACTGCAAGTGGAACACTATCTGCTGCAAATTTAAATTGGGCTTCTTCTACTAACGTGTGTGGTAATAGAGCAACGATTGGAGCAAGTTCAGGAAAATGGTATTGGGAAGCTGTAGGCTCTAGTGTTACAAGTGGTACTGTTGGAGGTAGGTTTGCATTTACAGGAAGCGATACAATTGCTGTTGAACAAGATAAATTTGGAATGTATTGGCATCCAACAAGTGGTATTGCAAGAATAGTTAATGGAACAAATACATTTGTTACTTCCGCATATACATATACAAATAGCGATGTATTAGCTCTTGCTTTAGATTTAGATAATAACATATCGTATTGGTACAAAAATGGTGTTTTACAATACACATATGATTTTTCGTCCTTCTCTACAATAGGTACAAGAACATTTTTTCCTTATGCTTGGAATGCTTCAAGTGGAACTCCATCATGGGTATATAATTTTGGACAAAGAGCTTTTTCTTACACGCCACCTACAGGATATAGCAGACTTAACACATATAACATACCTAATAGCACTGTTGTAAAAGGTAATACTGTGATGGATGCAACGCTATATACAGGTGTTGATGGTGTAGCTGGTTCAGTAGTTAATGCAGCGGGATTTAAACCTGATTTAGTATGGGCAAAGTCAAGAGCAGCAGCAGGAAACCATGTTCTTGCTGACTCTGTAAGAGGAGTAAATAGAACGCTTTACTCTAACTTAACTAATGCTGAAGTTAATAATGCAACAGAATTAACTGCATTTAATAGCAATGGTTTTTCATTTGGAACAAGTGGTGACTGGTCAAATGGAACTCATGTAGGATGGCAATGGCAAGCTGGTCAAGGAACAAATACAACTAACACTGCTGGATCTATTACATCTACTGTATCCGTAAATGCAACTGCTGGGTTTAGTGTTGTTCTTTACACAGGTAATGGTGGAGCTATGACTGTCGGTCATGGACTTGGTGTTGCACCTAAATTAATTATTCTTAAAGATAGAGACATTGGAAGACCTTGGCCTGTATATCATGGCTCTTTAGCAACTAATCAATATCTCATATTAAACACAACTGCTGCTGCAGCAACTTCAACATCTTATTGGAATAATACTGCACCAACAAGTACTGTATTTTCTGTAAATGGTTTAGAAGGTAATGTAGGTGCAAATGGTGAAAAATATGTAGCCTATTGCTGGGCAGAAATAGCAGGGTTTAGTAAGTTTGGTTCTTACACAGGTAATGGTAGTGCTGATGGTCCGTTTGTTTATACAGGGTTTAGACCTAAATTTATATTGTGGAAAAGAACAAGTTTAGAATCTTGGATAATAATAGATACCTCTCGTTCTCCATTTAATGTTGCAGATAAAATTTTATATCCATTTTCAAGTGCTGCTGAAATTACATCTAATAGAGTTGATATTCTTTCTAATGGATTTAAAATTAGAACAACAGATGCAGATACAAACGGAAGTGGTGGAACATACATATACATGGCATTTGCAGAAAACCCCTTTAAGAATAGTTTGGCTCGCTGATGCGTCAACGTAAACCAAGAATAAATCTTGTTGGGTTTGAGAATGACTATGGAGCAGTAGTAAGACCTGGTAATCCTAATAAATGGATTATTGAATGTAAGTCATGTGGTTTAGAGCATGAGCAAGCTAGTAGAGAAATTCAAAAGAACAATGCTCCAATGTCTTGTGATAATTATAGACCATATAACTACACAGGTCTTGATAAAAGAGATGTGATTATTAGAAACCAATATGGAATCACATTAGAACAGTATAACACTATGCTAGAGGCACAAGATTATAAATGTGCTATATGTGGTAATGAAGATGAAGTTGAAGGCAGAAGATTAGCTATTGATCATTGCCATACCACAGGTAAGATTCGTGGATTATTATGCGGTAAATGTAACCGTGCATTAGGTTTATTTTATGACAATCAAGAGTTGCTTTATAATGCAATTAAATATTTAACAAAGGACTAAATTATGTTTTATTCAACAACAGACGGACAATATATACAGGAAGGAACGCAGTTTACTATAGATGGCGTAGAGTACCCATCTAATTGGTTAAACTTATCCACACCTGAACAAAAAGAAGCAATCGGGTTAGAAGAAGTTGTAGCTACAAATAGCCCAGCGAATGATCAGTACTACTGGGTCTCAACCGAGTTAAACGAAGCTAGCTTAACTTACGTAAACACACCTAAAGATCTTGATACTGTCAAGTCAAATTCAATTGCACAAATTAACCAAACAGCCTACAGTATCCTTTTACCAAGTGACTGGATGGTGGTAAAATCTGTGGAAACAAATACTCCGATGTCAACGGAATGGAATACATGGCGTCAGTCAATACGTACTACAGCAGATACAGCAAGATTAGCGGTATCTAGTGCAGTAGATGTAAATGAAGTACAAACAATTATGGGCAATATTACTTGGCCACAAGACCCTAACCAACCTATACAAGAATAAAACATGGCACTCATATTAACTGGAGCATCAGGATCAAGTACACTAGATAGTTCTACAGGATTATCTGTGGCTACTTGGACTACAGCTACACGCCCTTCAAGCCCCGTAATAGGACAACTTGGTTACAATACTACTACAGGTCAACTAGAGATTTATGGTGCTATTGGTTGGACAAATGCAGGAACAGCAGGAAATACTTATTCAGCTACTTATTTAGTTATTGCAGGTGGTGGTGGTGGCGGTGAAAATGCTGGTGGTGGAGGTGGAGCAGGGGGATTATTAACAGGTTCAGCTACTCTAATATCTGGTACAACATACTCAGCTACAGTAGGAGCTGGAGGAGCTGGAGCAGTTTCACAGCTTCAAGGAAGTAGTGGAGCTAACTCTGTATTATCAGGCACGGGCATTACAACTGTAACTTCTATTGGCGGGGGTGGTGCTGGTTCATTAAACTATCCTCCAGGAGGATATAATACTCCAAACGGAAGATCTGGTGGCTCTGGTGGTGGAGGCGGTGGTGGATTTGGTGGATATGCTGGTGGTACAGGAGGTGCAGCAACATCTGGACAAGGATTTGCAGGTGGAACAGGAGCTACTGGTTTAGCAGGTGCTGGTGGAGGAGGATCTAGTGCTATAGGTTCAAACGGAGCTACTGCTGGTGGTGCTGGTGGTGCTGGCACTGCTTCATCAATTACTGGATCTTCAGTAACTTATGCTGGCGGTGGTGGAGGTGGTGGTGCACCAGGAGGAGCTGGTGGATCTGGAGGCGGAGGTGCTGGATCTACTAATAGTGGCGGAGGTGGAGCTGCTGGCACTGCTAATACAGGTGGTGGTGGCGGTGGTAATGGAAATGGTTCTGCTAATGGACCCTTCTCTGGTGGCTCAGGTGTGGTCATTTTATCCGTACCAACCGCAAACTATACAGGCACTACGACAGGTTCACCGACAATTACAACTTCAGGTTCTAATACAATTATTACATTTACAGCAAGCGGTACTTATACAGCATAAGGAGAAACAATGAGTCATTTTGCAAAAGTAGTAGACGGTAAGGTTACACAGGTCATCGTGGCTGAACCAGAATTTTTTGATACATTCGTAGATTCAAGTCCTGGTACTTGGATTCAAACAAGCTATAATACGCATGGTAATCAACACCCAGAAGGCAGACCTTTAAGAGGTAACTACGCTGGAATTGGTTACACATACGATGCAACTAACGATGTATTCGTAGCACCTAAACCTTTTAATTCTTGGGTTCTTAATGAAGATACATGGTTATGGGAAGCACCCGTTGCAATGCCAGACGATGGTAAAGTATATAATTGGGATGAAGCATCAACTTCTTGGAAAGAAGTAATATAAGGATAATAAATGTCACAAGCCGACATATTTGCTGGGTTTATACGAAACACTGCACTGAATCTACCACAGTGGACTACGGGAACTCGTCCATCTCCAGCAACTGCTGGTATGGTTGGGTTTAATACAACTACTGGAAATCCAGAATGGTATAGCTCTGACTCTTCTGCGTGGGTTCCATTTAATCTAGGGGCACCATATTCTGTTAGCTACCTTATTGTTGCTGGCGGTGGAGGTGGTGGTAATGCTTGGACAGGCGGTGGTGGTGGCGCTGGCGGGTATTTAACTGGCTCAACTAGCGTATCACCAGGAACACTATATAGCGTAACTGTAGGCGCTGGCGGAGGATCTGCAACAAGCGGAGCAAATTCTGTAGCGCTAGGATTTACTGCTATAGGCGGTGGAAATGGTATTACAGATAACTCAGGTTCACCAGGTGGTACTGGAGGATCAGGAGGCGGGAATGGTTATAGTAACACTTCGTCCCCAACTAATAACACTACTGGTCAAGGTAGCGTAGGCGGTGCTGGATCTGGATGGGATGGAGGAGCTGGTACTGTAGCTGGAGGGGGTGGTGGTGGTGCTGGCGCTGCTGGTTCAAACGGAGCATTTAGTGCAGGAGGCAACGGTGGTAATGGTTCTGCTTCTTCAATTACTGGTTCATCTGTAACTCGTGCTGGTGGTGGCGGTGGTGGGTCAGGAGCTGGTTCATCAGGCTCTGGAGGTACTGGTGGTGGAGGAGCTGGAGGCCTTGGAATAGGTGCAAATGGTACTGCGGGAACCGCAAATACTGGTGGTGGTGGTGGCGGTGCTGGCAGAAATTCAGGGTCTGGTGGTTCTGGTGGCTCAGGAGTCGTAATTATTTCTATACCAACTGCAAAGTACACAGGTACTACAACAGGAAGCCCTACAGTTACTACTTCAGGTGCAAATACAATATTACAATTTAATTCTTCAGGAAGCTATACAGCGTAAGGATAAACTATGGCATTAACTAAAGTCCAAAATACAATGATAGGTACAAGTTCTAACGTCACAGTGTTAGCACCTACTGTACCTCTTTATGAAAACACAAGAACAGTGACAACAAGTTATACGATAACAGCAGGGTCAAGTGCGATGAGCGTGGGTCCTTTAACAATCAATTCAGGTATTAATATAACCGTGCCGTCAGGCAGTAAATGGGTGGTGCTATGAGTTCAGTTACCATATCAGGCGATACAAGCGGATCAATCATACTTCAAGCCCCAGCGGTTTCAGGAAGTACAACATTAACGCTACCTACAACGACAGGCACATTAGTTACATCAAATGCAATGCCAACAGGAAGTGTAGTTCAGGTGGTTCAAAGCGGCTACTCAACTTTTACATCCTCTTCTTCATCTACTTATGCAGACACAGGATTAAGTGCCTCTATTACTCCAGCATCGGCATCTAATAGAGTTTTGGTATTTGCAACAATGGTTGGTGTTGGAAAGAATACTGGAAATTGTAGGGTTGCTTTAAGATTAGTTAGAAACTCTACTACTATTGATGATTTTTCAACAGAAACTGCTCAATCACCTTGGAACTCTACTACTCAAGTTGATGTAGGAACAACATCCACAATTGTTTTAGACTCGCCAGCTTCTACAAGTAGCACAACATATAAAGTTCAATTAGCGTCTAACGGTAATGTTTTTCAAACATTTATTAATAATGTAAATGGCGCAACAGAAGTTGGATGCACATTAACACTTATGGAGATTAGAGGATAATGAATAAACATTCAGCTATATATAAACTTTATCCTAATGTAACACTTATTCGTGGTGATGTTGCTTACGATAAAGATGGTAATGAAGTTACATATAATAATGAAGCAGTAGAAGCTTTAATGGATGCAGAAGCATACAAAGAAAAAAGAGCCCAAGAATACCCAGCTATCGCAGACCAACTAGATTATATTTATCACAACGGGATTGATGCTTGGAAAGAAGACATGATTGACCCCGTAAAAAATAAGTACCCAAAAGGATAAAACATGGCATCAACAATAAATTCTACAACAAGCTCTGGCGTAGTTATAACTTCTGATAACACAGGACAGCTTCAACTACAAAGTGCGGGTACGACTGTAGCTACGGCAACTTCTACTGGATTTCAAATCAACACCTATACACCTGGAACTTCTTTAATTACCTTTGGCACATCACAAGCTTCTACATCTGGCACAGTAATAACATTTACTGGTATTCCTAATTGGGCTAAAAGAGTAACAATGCTATTTAATGGGGTATCTTTAAGCGGTGCAGATAACTTTTTAATTCAACTAGGATCTGGATCATTTACTACATCTGGATATTCAAACATTACTGGATATGCAGGAGCAAGTACAGGAACAATAACATCAACTAGTGGAATTTCAATTGCATCTGGCGGAAATGCTGGGGATTTAACTTATGGGCAAGTAACATTTTATAATATATCAGGCAATGCATGGGTGGCTAGTGGTGCTACAACTGCTGGAACAGCAATTAATTATTTATCTATACCTGGCGGATCAGTATCTCTTTCTGGCACACTAGACCGCATCCGTGTAACCACAATAATTGGGTCAGATACATTTGATGCTGGTTCGGTTAACATCTTATATGAATAGGAAAAAATAATGTCTTTAATAGTAGACGGCACCACGGGAGTAACCTTTAACGACTCATCTCTACAAGGAGCTGCAGCGTCACCTTATGTGCTAAAGAACCGTATTATAAATGGTGGATTTCAAGTTTGGCAAAGAGCAACATCTACTACTACTGTTAATACTTACTCATGTGCAGATAGATGGTATATTGCAGGTTCTGCAAATTGCACAATATCTAAATCAGCTAATCCTACATCACCAAATGGTAACTATTTTTTAACTTGGACAACAAGTGCTTCTTCAACTTTTGTTAATATCTTGCAATGTATTGAGTCAGTTAATATTACAGATTTAAGAAATCAAACAGTTACATTATCAGGTTGGGTTCAAACTACTGCTGGTTCATATACTGGTAATTTATCATGGAATATATATTCTAATACTACAGATGCTTTTACTGTGTCAGTAGGACAAATTACACCAACATCAGCAACTACAGTTACACCAACAGGAACATGGCAACAAATTAAAGCAACTTTTGTTATACCAGCAACTTGCGTAAGTTTAACTTGCTATTTATTAAATTCATCTGTACAACCATCAGGGGTTACAGTTAATTATGCTGATGTCCAACTAGAGGCAGGCTCAACAGTAACTCCTTTGGAAAAAAGACTTTATAGTCAGGAATTGGCTAATTGTCAGAGGTATTTTTGGACAAATCCAGATAACTACAGATATTTTAAAGCAAGAGAATCAGATAGATTTAGAGCGTGTACAGTTCCTTTTCCTGTAGTAATGAGAGCAACACCAACAATTACAAAAGTATCAGATCCTAGTGGCTTTACTTGGACTTGGGATGGTATAGCCAATAGTAGCGTAAGCGGTGGAGGCACTGCACCTAGTGATGGTTATACTGCTACAACTGGCGTAATGCAAGCTTCTGCGGAGTTATAAATGTACAAACTATATAAAAATTTGATGGGTGAAATAAATATTGTTATTCGTCTAGCTGACAACTCTTATATTCCATTTGACCCAGCTAACACAGACTACCAAGCCTACCTAAAATGGCTTGAAGAGGGTAACGAGCCCTTACCTGCGGACGAATAATGTTTGGTAATTCCGCCTTTGCCGTAGCCCCTTTTGCAACCCTAGGTGGAGGCACAGCATTCTCGTTTTCTATGGTTGAGAATATCAACATGGCTGACTTAAACAGCCAAGTTTTTGCGTATGCACCGTCAGTCACAGAAAACATAGTTATGGATGATATTGATGCTACAGCAGGTTCATTCTTTGGACTTATTAATGAGTTTGTAACAATGAACGATGTAGAAAATGTTACAGCTCAGTTTGCATCAAGCATTACAGAGAATTCTAATTTAGCAGATGTTAACAACATAACAGCGCAGTTCGCAACAAGTAAGACAGAAAATGTAGTGATGGATGATGTAAGAATAGACTACTTTGCAGCATTAGAATCTAGAGTAGAGCCATTTACTATGGCAGATATTGTTTCCATCGCTGCACAGTTTTCTGCTAGTTTGAATGAAAACAGCAACCTAAATGATATAAACGCTATCACTGCTCAGTTTAATGTAAGCCGTACTGAAAATATCACTATGGCTGACGCAGCAAGCGTTATAGCTAACTTTGTAGCAAGTAAAGCTGAAAATGTCACAATGGCAGACATAGAGACTATTATCTCTGTATTTACATTTGCTGTTACAGAAAGCTTTAATTCAGCTGATGCTAATTCTGTGATTTCTAACTTTAATGTTTCACTCACTGAAAACTCTAATTTAGCGGATTCAGCAGCGGTAGCAGCTCAATTCCAGGCTTCTATCATAGAAACATTATCAATGTTAGACTCCCAATTCCCTCGTGGATGGTTTAAAATAAACGATGACCAAGCTGTTACCTGGTCAGCTATTAACAACACTCAGTCAACATCTTGGGCTGAGATTAATAATTTCCAACCTAGCTCATGGGTTGTAATAGACGATACTCAATAAGGACATATTATGGCATCTACGTATTCAAGCTCCCTAAAGCTCACTCTCATTGGAGATGGTGAACAGGCTGGTACCTGGGGATCAACTACCAATAACAACTGGAACTTGATAGAACAAGCCGTAACAGGTGTTGATGGTATTGATTTAACAGGTCTTACAACTTATACCCTTACTAATCTTAATGGTACTACAGATGAATCTAGAAATTTAACTTTAGTATTTATAGGCACTCCAGCTTCTACAGTCACCGTTTCAGCCCCATTACAAAATAAATTTTACATTGTAAGAAATGCTACAGGCCAAACAATTACAATGTCTGCGTCTGGTGGATCTGTATCATTATCTGTTCCATCAGGTGTAACTGCACAAATATACTGTGATGCAACCAATCAATCTGGTACAGGTACTGGATTCTATGCTGCACAAACAGGAACTGCTAGTAACTTTACAGTAAACGGTAATCTATCTGTTTTAGGCAATCAATCTAATACAGGTAACTTTTTAGCTGCTGGTGTTCTAGGTGCTTATACATCGGCTTCATTTACTGGTGGTATTAGTAACGGCTCTGGTGTAGCAGGTACTATTCTTAACGTATCTGCAGTATCAAGTGGAACAATATTTATTGGCCAAAGAATATCTGGTACTGGCATTACAGCAGGTACATTTGTAACTGGATTTAGCTCAGGCTCTGGAGGTATTGGTACTTATACAGTTAATACATCTCAATTAGTAGGTGCTGGTACAGCTATTACAGGTGCAGCTAGTGCAATTGCTACAACACCATCAGCTGGTGATAACTCAGTTAATATTGCAACCACAGCATTCGTACAATCCACTGTAGGCGTGCTTGGTACTATGTCATCTCAAAATGCTAGTGCAGTAGCAATTACTGGAGGCACAATTGCAGGTGTAGCTATCTCAGGCGCAACAATTACATCAAGTACTGTGGGTGGCCTTACTTTAGGTACAAACGGTACGGGTACTAAAACAATTTCAACAAGCACTCCAACTGGCGGTTCAGACGGAGACATTTGGTATCAGGTAAGTTAATTATGGAAAACATTAATCCATCAGAAGCAACAGAATATGAAATAGCAAGATACCTAGGAGAAGCGCCTGCAGGATTTACCGTTTCAGATCAAATAGCAGCACAAAGAATTTCTATTTGCAATCAATGTCCAGAAAAGGTTGAAACTTTAGGCGTTGATAAATGCAACTTATGTAACTGTATTATCAAATTAAAAACAAAACTAACTCACACAAAATGTCCAATAGATAAGTGGTAATATGCCAAAACTTTATGTAAAAGATAGTGGTACTTGGAAACAAGTGCAACGATTATATGTTAGACAATCAGGCACTTGGAAATCTGTTAATTATGCATTAATTAATCAGAGTGGTATAGGTAAACAATTTTATCCCGATACCATAGGACCTACAACATTTAGCACTGTAGGAAGTTTTAGCTACACAGTCCCTGCTACAGTTACGCAACTAAGTGTTAATATGATTGCTGGCGGAGGTAGTGGCGGAGGCGGAGATGACTATGGTTCTGGCGGTGGTGGTTCTGGTGGCTATTATACAAATTACATTTATGCAGTATCTCCAGGACAAGTTATTACAGGTACCGTTGGCAATGTTAATGGTAACTCTACATTTGGTATATTAACTTGTACTGCTGGTGCAAATGGTCAAAGTGGCGGAGCTAGGGCAGGGGGCGCAGGGGGAAGTCCTGGCGGAACTGCGGGATCTCCTGGTGGAAATGTAGCTTTCCCTGCTTATGCGGGTAATGGTGCAAGTTCTCCGTACGGTACAGGAGGTGCGGGAGGCGTTGGAGGTGGACCAAGTGTAACTGGTGCATCGGGTAGTCCTGGTACAGGTTATGGCTCTGGTGGTGGTGGCGGTGGTAATAATAGAGGTGGAGGTTCTGGTACACAAGGTTTTGTTACAGTTACACCTTTAAACGCTAATGTAATAACTTATTCTTCAGCAGGAACTTATACATATACAGTTCCAAGCGGAATTACATCAATCACAGCTGCCTTAACAGGCGGAGGTGGCGGTGGCGCTGCTGGTAACGATGGTGGTTATATACATTATGGATGGTCAGGTGGCGGTGGAGGATCAGGATATTTTACATCTGGCACAGTTGCTGTTACTCCAGGTGAAGCTTTAACTGTTGTTGTGGGCGTTGGAGGTAGTGGCGGTGCTGGAGGTTGTGGACCTAGTGGATCTTCTGGAGGATCAGGTGGAGCAACAACATTAAGTCGTGGAGCTACAGTATTGTTAAGTGTTAACGGTGGTAGTGGAGGTACTTCTCCTGGAGGTACAGGTGGATCAGGTGGCGCAGGTGGCACTGCAGGATCTAATGGATCTAGTACTCAAGGCACAGGTAGTGGTGGTAATGGTGGTGCATCTACTTATACCTCTGGCGGTGCTGGCGGACCTGGAGGCGGTTGTGGTAATGGTGCAGGCTCTGCTGGATCTCAAGGCTCAGGCGGAGGTGGTGGTGGCGCACAAAACGGTTCATGTTGCGGACATCCTGGCGGTGCTGGTGGCGCTGGATATGTTTTAATATCTATTTCATAGGGATGATATGAAGATTTTAATTGGAGTTTTAATTACAATTTGTTTGCTTTGGTGCGTGCATCATGCTCACGCAGATACAACTACTATTAATAACAAAGGTATGCCAGTGCCTAGTGCTATGGCACCTAGTATGTCTGCATTCTCACAAGATGTATGTGCAGTACCAGTGAGTGCAGCAGGCAACTTAGGATTTGTATCTTTATCTGGTGGCACAGTTTTACTAGATGAGAACTGTGTCAAGATTAAATTAGCTAAAACATTAAACGATTTAGGACTTAAAGTAGCTGCTGTATCGGTGCTATGCCAAGATCCTAAAGTATGGGATGCTATGGAAATGAGTGGCTCACCTTGCCCTATGGGTGGTGCTGTAGGTTATGTAGCTAAGAAAGCTTGGTATGAAACAAATCCTGATAGATTTAAGAAGTTATATGGCCCGAATTATACTCTTCCTGCTCCTCCTAACAATAAGGAATAATGCATATGCTTGGTCATGTTCTTTCACAAATACAGCAGAAGGTTGGTATCTTGAAGGATCAATGCAGTGTAATGGTATTGACACTCAGATTGCATTGCAACAACATTATTGCACTTGGTATAGACCGAATGACCCTTATTGTAGCGTATATCAAGTCCCAGTTTGCACAGCTCAAGTTGAGTATCAAACCCTATCTTGTCCAGTTCACCAATCAGGTGCTATTAATCAAAGTAGGAATTATGATTGTACTGCACAAACTTGGACAGCTTGGACAACAACTTCTAACAATTGCACGCAAGATCCACCAACGTGTATTGAATCTAGTGAAACGAGGCAACTAACGTGTTCAGCTGGTTACGAAGGTTATATTCAGGAACAGAGAAGTTCCATATGCTCAGATCCGTATGGTTCGCCAACTTGGACCTCTTGGTCGACAATATTAGATACTTGCAAGATGACGACTACGAATATCAACAACCCAGCGAGTCCTATAAGTCCGATAAGCCCGATCAATCCAAACTCGGTGTTGTCAACCACGTCAAATACTACGATGACATCGGATATAGGCCAAGTAACACAACAGCCATTACTGGAGCCGTCAGTAAGCTTGAGCACGACCTCATCAACGCCAAGCTCAACGACAACAAACACAACGAGCTCTACACAAAGCTCAAGTAACTCAAGTATTACAGTTCAAACAACTGTTCCCAAGAGTAAAGAAATTGTGCCAGGTTTTGGCATAGTAATGAGTATGCAGCTAATTAATGCTGGATACAATATGCAACAACAACAAATGCAAGAATATATTAGTTTAGAACAGGAAAATGAATATGGACGAACTCAAGAATTTACTATCTCACTTCTCGGTGAAACAACTGTGGCTGATAGGTTCAATACTCTTAACGTTAATAGGTGGACCAATCTATTACGGAATTACCCTCTTCAACGACTTGAATGGGGCAATTGAAGAAGTTAAAAAGATGTCTAGCGTTGAGACACGTATTACAGTTTTAGAAGATAGATCTAAGTCAACTGAAAGACAATTGGTTGACGTTATGATGTCTAATAATCGTGCTTTAGAAAAGGCTAATGAAGCTTATGGTAAGGCAATTGAAGCTAATGCTATGGCTAGATCATCTCAAGATAAAATTGTAGATACAGTAACAAATGTAAAAGAAGATATGAAAGCCCTTAAAAAGGCAATGACTAACCCACTAGGAAATTAAATATGTTATCCATCCTCTCCTCAATTCTCGGCTTCGCAACTGCGGGGCTACCAAACATCCTTTCCTTTTTTCAACAAAAGGGAGATCAAAAACATGAACGTGAAATGGCTCAATTACAAAATGCTCAAGCTTTGCTTATGGCAGAAAAAGGCTTTGCATCACAAGAAAAAGTAGCAGCAATTGAATTAGAAGGTACATATGCTGAGACTTACACAAAAGAACGTGAAGCATTATATGACCATGATAAAAAATTAGTAGAAGGCGGTTCTCAAACAGTTAAAAACTGGAACGCTATGGTTAGACCTGTAGTAGCATTTATCTTTGTAGGTGAGTTAGTGCTTATTAATTTTGTATCGCTAGCATGGGCTATGTGGTCTGGTGTAGACTTTGTTGTAGCTTCACAAGAAGTATTTTCTACAGATGAAATGGCTATCGTAGCTTCTATTATTGGATTCTACTTTGGTTCAAGAACTTGGGAAAAGAAATAAGTGAATGTATCAAAAGCTGGTATCGCTCTTATCAAACACCATGAAGGCGTGCGTAATCGTCCCTACCGTTGCCCTGCAAATCTGTATACTGTGGGTGTCGGTCATCTTATCGGGGATGGTAAATCATTGCCTGAATCTTGGAACAGAACTTTTACGGAAGCTGAAATAGATGGACTTCTTAAATCAGATCTCAGACGCTTCGAGTTGGGAGTACATAAGATGCTACCTAACGTGCCTCTTCGACAACATGAATTTGACGCTATTATTAGTTTTTGCTTCAATTTGGGCCTTGGATGCTTTCAAAGATCAACACTCCGTCAGGCGCTTCTTAGGGGCGATAAAAAGGCGGCTATGGAATCGTTAGTGAAATACTGTCGTGCAGGTGGTAAAATACTACGAGGCCTACAAATTCGTAGATTAGATGAACGTGCACTCTTTGAAGGTAAATAATGCCATTACAAAAATTAACATATAGAGCTGGAATTAACCGTGAAGGAACTGACTACTCCAATGAAGGTGGTTTCTATGACGGTGATAAAGTACGTTTCCGTTCAGGCCAAGCTGAAAAGATTGGTGGCTGGGTACAAGTAGATACAGATCAATTTGAAGGTGTTGCACGATCATTATGGACATGGACTGATACCGATGGATTATCTAATTACTTATCTTTAGGTACAAATAAAAAGTACTACATATTCTATGGTGGTATTTATTATGATATTACTCCATTAGTTCAAACAGATGGAACAGCACTTCCTCCTCCAAATCAATTAGCAGCTAATCCTATTTCAACCGTTTCTGGTTCTAACGTAGTGACAATTACCGATGGTAATTACAATCCAGCGATTGGTGATTATGTTACAATTTCATCTACATCAGCTGTAGGTGGATTAACTATTAGCGGTGAATATGTAGTTCAAACGGTTCCATCAACTACTACATTTACTATACAAGCTGCATCTAATGCATCATCTACAGCATCTGGCGGTGGTACAGTTGTCTTACAATTCCAATACCCAATCGGTAATGACATTGCTACAATTGGTACAGGTTGGAGTGCTGGTCCATGGACTGGTGCTATAGCGACTACAGGTTACACATTAACTAATCCATTTGACACAACCAATCTTTCAACAACTGTAGCTGTCAATCAAACATCACATGGATTGACCACTGGTGATTGGATATATTTTAGCTCTGTACAAAATAATGTATCTGGTATTTTAAATACTATATTAGAACACGCATTCCAAGTCACTGTAGTAAATCCAAATAAATATACGATATCTACTGTGTTTGCATCACAAAGCTATCCAGCAAATGCGACAGCAACAGGACTTGGTGGTACAGTAGTTGTTAGAATACCAGTCTCTGCAACTCGTGGATGGGGAACAGGATTTACATCTGGTATTACACAACAATTAAGACTTTGGTCACAAGATAACTACTCATCTAACTTAGCTTATGCTCCTCGTGGTGGTCCAATATTTTATTGGCTAGACTCAACTGGTGTTTCAGCTCGTGGATCATACCTATCTACATTATCTACAGCAGCTGGATTTAATGGTGCTTATGTTCCAAAAACAACTAACCAAATATTAACCTCAGCTACAGAACAATTCTTAGTGGCTTTAGGCTCTAACTCCTATGATCCTAGCACATCTAATACACCATTTAATCCTATGATTGTAAGATGGTCTGATCAAGGTAATCCATATCAATGGGTGCCAGATTCAACTAATCAATCAGGTGAGTTTACATTAGCTAACGGATCTTTTATTGTTACTGGATTAACCACCCGTCAAGAAATTCTTGTATGGACTAACTCTTGCCTATATTCAATGCAATATATTGGTTATCCTTATGTATGGTCATTCCAAGTATTGATGGACAACATATCTATTATTGCACCTAACGCAGCTGTGTCTGTAAATAATGTGACTTACTGGATGGGTAAAGATAAGTTCTATATGTATACTGGTGTGGTTTCAACCTTACCATGTTCATTACGTCAATTTATATTTGAAGATATAAATGTTGACCAATCTTATCAGATATTCGCTGGATCAAATGAAGGTTATAACGAAGTATGGTGGTTCTATGTAAGTAAGAATAGCGGTGGTACAACGGTAGATCGTTATGTTATTTACAATTACCTTGATAAAGTATGGACATATGGTACTATGGCAAGAACTGCTTGGTTACAATATGGTATCCAACCAAACCCTGTTGCAGCTGATTATAACCGCAGACTTTTATACCATGAGGTAGGTAATGATGATGTTTCTACTGCAAGTCCACAACCTATTGAAGCTTATATCCAATCCTCTGACTTTGGTATTGAAGCTGGCGAGCATCTTGGTTTTGTATGGCGTATGTTGCCTGATGTCAATTTTAATGGTTCAACCGTTAATAATCCAAGCGTTACTATGACATTGTTTGGCCGTCAAAATTCTGGTGGTGCACCATATGGATCAGATGTGGATACGGTAACAAGTTCTCAAAACTATTCAACGATTACTCAATATATTATTCCTCAATTTACAGGTCAGGTATATACACGTATCCGTGGCCGTCAATTATCTTTTGAGATCAGATCAACAGATCTTGGTGTAGCTTGGCAATTAGGTGTACCTCGTATTGATGTTAAACCAGATGGAAAACGATAATGGCTGATACCACGAACATAAGAAGTACTGTAGCACCTAGCTTACCCATAGCTATGAAAGACTATAATCAGCAATATACAGACCAATACTCAAACGTATTGCGTCTTTACTTTAATCAATTAGACAATACCAATACGCAGACAATTGATGCAATTAATAATTTAAATACAATGATGTGGCTTAATACAGGAAGCTTCTAATGGCATATTCAAATATAACCCCTTTACAACTAGGTCAGGCAGCAATGACAACATCGTATGTTACTATTTATACAGTGCCTACTAACACTAGAACTTATGTAAAAGATATTACAATCAGCAATACTACATCTAGTTTAATTGGCATTTATGTAAGCTTAGTCCCCAATGCTGGCACAGCTGGATCTTCTAATGCTATTTTTTATAATAATGCATTGCCTGCTAATACTACTGTTCAATGGACAGGCAGTCAGATTATGGACTCTGGTAGTACTATTCAAGTTAAAGCATCAGCAGCTGGCTGTACAATTACGACAACTGGTGGAGAAGCAATCTAATGAGTATTCAATATTTTCCACCAATAGGTTCTAATTCATCAACCCCAGTAAACGTTGCTATAGGGGGTACTAATACAGATGCGTTTGGTCGATTACGAGTTTCTGAACCATTTACTCTATTTGATTCGTCTCATCGTTATGCAGATAATAATTTATGGGCTACTAGTACTACAGGCACTGCTGCGGCTACATTTAGTGCAAATGAAGGACTTGTAAACTTAACAGTAGGCTCGGCTAGTGGAGATGAAATTATTAGAGAAACAACTAAGGTTTTCTCATATCAACCTGGTAAGAGCTTATTAGTAATGAGTACTTTTGTGTTTGGCACAGCCAATGCTAACCTTCGCCAGCGAGTAGGATATTACGGTGCTGCCAATGGTATTTACTTTGAGCGAGATGGTACAACCAATTATATGGTTGAGCGTAGTAGCGTGACAGGATTGGTAAGTAATAATCGTGTAGCTCAATCTAGTTGGAACCAAGATAAATTAGACGGCACTGGACCATCTGGACTTACACTAGATGCCACAAAGGCACAAATTCTTTATCTGGATGTTGAGTGGCTTGGTCTTGGAACAGTGCGTACAGGCTTTATTATAAATGGAACATTTATTCCAGTTCATAATTTTGACCACGCTAACCTAGTTACAACTACTTACATTACTACTGCCTCTTTACCTATGCGGTATGAAATGACCAATACGGGGGCTACTGGAGTTACTAGCACTTTAAAACAAGTTTGTTCTACAGCTATTTCAGAAGGTGGATATACCTTAGCTGGTGCTCAGTTAGCTGTAGGAACCCCGATTACTACCCCAACAACGCTAACTACTGCTGGCACATACTACCCTGTCGTTTCTTTACGGCTTAAAAGCACTAGGCTTGACGCCATTGTTATTTTGACCGCCCTTTCGGCTCTTGGTATTACCAATAACGCTAACTATAATTGGCGAGTTGTGGCTTCTGGTACGACAACGGCTGGTACTTGGGTAAGTGCGGGAACTAATTCTGCGGTTGAATACAACATTACTGGTACAGCATTTACAACGGGAACAGGGCGTATTCTAGCGTCTGGCTTTTTCCAAGGCTCCAATCAAGGCTCTGCTTCGGTAGATATTTTGAAACAAGCTTTATTTGCTTTCCAATTAGAAAGACAGCCGTTTACAGCTACCCCATACGAATTAACATTAGTTTGTTCAGGCGCTTCTAACGGAAACCAAGTCCTAGCTTCTATGGATTGGGAAGAAATTAGTAGGTAGACTGCTAGTGGCTTCTACGATTTAACGCAATAAAGATGGCATTATTTAGCATAAACATTTAAAATAACAATATTATTATAATGGTGAAATTATGAGTCTAGCCCTAGCCGCCAAACACATCGAATCTCAAGGTCGTAATAAGGACACTAAGCTTGTCCACATGACCGCTGACGAGCTTAAAGCTCTTAATAAACTATCTATAGATCATGTTGGCAAACCACTATCTACCAATCCCAAAACAGGCCTTCCTGAAGCTAGCTTTTTAGGGTCTATTTTACCTACAGTTCTTGGTGTTGCTGGTACAGCTATGGGCATTCCTATGCCTCTTCTTGTTGGAGGTATTGGACTAGCTACAGCTGCTTTAACAGGCGATATTGGCCAAGGTATTATGGCTGGTCTTGGTGCATGGTCAGGTGGTAAGTTAGGCGCAGATATTAAAGGTGCAGCAAATTTAGCTCAAACTGGTGGAGACACTGCTGGCACATTACTTGGCGCTTCTCAAAAAGCAGCATTAGATACATCAGTCTATACCCCTATGAGCACAATGGGTGCACCATCTATATTAGGTAAACCACAACTTATAGATGCTACAGGCGGACTAGCTAACATTGGTTCAGTTGGAACAACAAATGCATTAGGTCAAACTATAGCTCCTGAAATGGCTAAACAAGTTACTTCTGCTGGATTTAGTGCAGCACCTTCAAGTTGGGATACATTTAAGCAAGGTGTTCAAGGTGTAATGGATAAGCCTGGTGAATTTTTTGCTCGCCCTGGCGTTGCTTGGAATACAGCTATGGCAGCATCTCCATTAGCTTTTGAAGCATTAAAGCCAACAACAACAGGATTGCCTACTAAAGATGAAGAAGAAAATCCATTTGGATTAAAAAGAATTAGTAAAGACTTTAAAGGTTCATTCCCAACAAGACCTGACCCATATTACACAGCAACATACCCAGACTACACAGCAAGACCATACAGTGCTAGAGATGGCGGTCTAATGGATATTGATAGATATAAATCTAAAGGTAAAGTAGATGCTGAAAAACAATTAAGATCTATAGAAACTATGAATAAAGGTATTGGTTTAATGTCTCCTACATTAGAACTTGCTCCAATTATTGCCCGTGATCCAGGTGATGCTATGGGTGGCCCAGGCATCGTTCAATATGAACAAGAGTATGCAGGCATGACTCCAGATCAAAGAGCTTATGCTATGATGAAAAACATAAGAAAGAAAACATTAAAAGATGATTTAGCTACTGGACTACAACCTATAGGTGCATTAGGTGAAATTAATTTAATGCCAGCAGCTCAAAGACAATCTATGTTAGAAAACCAAGCTAAACAACAGATAGTCCAAGAAGCTAAGCGTGGTGGTTTAATGGATGGTCATTTAGGTGATTATTCAGATGGTGGTCGCTTATTAAAAGGACCAGGTGATGGCGTATCTGATTCAATTCCTGCTACAATAGGTGGCAAACAAGCTGCAAGATTAGCTGAAGGTGAATTTGTAATCCCAGCAAGAATCGTATCTGAATTAGGTAATGGTTCTACAGATGCTGGTGCTAAACGTTTATATGCTATGATGGATCGTATAAAAGCTAAACGTAGAAAAGCAAAAGACATCGCAGCAGATACTAAAGCTTATAAATTATTACCAGCATAGGACAAGATTATGGGTGCAGGCGTAGGTGGTTCAGGAAAAGGTGGTGGCGGATTATTTGGAAATATTATTCAACAAATTTCCGCACAAAATCCACAGCAACCAAACAACTTTACATATACACCACCACAGCCTAATCCATACAATATTGATTATGCAAAATACACTACACAACCTACAAGTTCAAATATTGCGGGTGGAGCATTTAATACTGGTGTAAATAGCGATAGCGGTATAGCTGCTATATTAGCTGGACTATATAGCTCTGGTGTATTTAATCAACAAAATACAAACCCATACGCACCACAAGGTACAGTAGGATCATTTAGCGGTATTCCTTATGGCCAACAACAAGAGTCTATGTTTAGCCGTCAAGGATTAAACATGACTCCATATGGTGGATATCAAGGACAATCTTGGAATCCTTATGGTAATTACTATACATCAAGTAATACATCTAACAATAATACTGCGCCTCCTCCTAGAACTACAGGACCAGATGCGTTGCAACAATTATCATTTATGATGAATAGAAACAACACACAGATCTAATGGAAGTCTCTTTAGTCCCTAAAGAATATATTGATCGTGTATGGCCTGACATAGATGCATATGCGGCAAGGTGCGCTAGATACACTTATGGTCGTTATACTGCTGATGATATGCGTCAAGGTGTTATTAACAATCCAGCACAGCAATTATGGATTGCGTTTGATGAAAGAGGTGTTGTAGGTTTTTGGATTACAGAGATCTATGACTATCCTCAAAAAAGAGTTTTGATGTTGCATTTTGTAGGCGGTAAAGATTTTCATAGTTGGAGAGTCGTAGGCTTTCCTATACTGTTAAGATTTTGCAAGGATCATGGTTGTGAAGTTATGGAGTCCTATGGCAGACCAGGTTGGAAGAAATTTTGGGAAGCTGAAGGATATAAAGCAAGGTTTGTTTTTTATGAATTACCAGTGGACAATTAATTATGTTTAACAATAAATTTAGAATCGGTGTATTACAACATCCTGGATATAACAAAGGTAAAGGCGGAGGAGGCGGTGGTGGATCTGCACCTACATCAACAACTTCCTATTCTACTAACGTTCCAGAATACGCAAGACCATATGTTGAGAATATGCTTAATGCTACTCAAGCGCAGATCTATAATTCTGACATGGGTGGATTCAATAAGTATGTTCCATATTCTACTGATCCTACAAAATATGTAGCTGGTTTTTCTCCATTACAAAGTTATGCACAATCTGGTGCAGCAGGTTTAACTCTTCCAGCTAACTATGGTTTAGCTACAGGACAAACTTTAGGTACTGGTGCTCAATTAGGAACTCTTGCTCCGCAAATGGGTATGGCTGGTGCTAACTATGGCGCTATGGCTACAAGCCCATATGCTACTAGTGCATACATGAATCCATATCTAAGATCTTCTTTAGCTCCACAATTAGAAGAAGCACGTAGACAATATGATATCACTGGAGCACAACAACAAGCTGCAGCAACTCGTGGCGGTGCTTTTGGTGGATCTCGTGAAGCTTTAATGGCGGCTGAAAACAGACGTAACATGAACCAACAAATGAATCAACTCATTGGTCAAGGTTACAACCAAGCATTTAACCAAGCGCAACAAGCTCAACAGTTTGGTGCTAACTTAGGATTGCAAGGTCAACAAGCTCAAGCTGGTGCATTGGCACAACAACTTGCTGCAGCCAATCAATTGGCAGGACTTGGCGGTCAACAGTTACAAGCTCAACAAGGTATATACAACCTTCAAAATCAGTTTGGTCAACAACAACAAGCACAACAACAAAACATTATCAACCAGGCTATTCAAAACTACGCAACAGAACAACAATATCCATTTATGCAATTGGGTATTCTCAACTCTATGCTTCGTGGTTTACCAATGCAACAATCTTCTACACAAATGTATCAAGCACCTCCAAGCGCAGTATCTCAATTGGCAGGTCTTGGCACAGCAGGTCTTGGTGCATTAGGTATGTATAATGCAGCCACAGGATCTAAACGTGGTGGCTTACAAGAAGTGAAAAAAATGGCAGCAGGTGGTAACGCTATCCCAATGAAAAGCTATACTGATGATCAACTACAAGGCGTGATTAGAAGTCCATCATCATCATTGATGGCTGACATCTATGCACAATCATTATTAAAAGATCGTGCTTACTTAAAATCTAATCCTATGGCAGCTAATGTGATGAATCAACCATTACCTACTGCACCTATGCCAGCTCCAGCTCAAATGGCAATGGCACCACAAACTCGTGTAGGTTTAGATGCTATTGGTACGGGTGATACAGTACAAATGGCTGGCGGTGGTTTATTAGCTTTTGCTGAAGGCGATGTAATTCCTTCTGTTAATCCTATGATGATCCCTAAAGATAAAAAAGGTGATTATGATTGGGATACTTATATTGCACAAAAGCTATCACAAAAATACACAGAAAGCCCAACTGTTAAAGCACAAAGAGAAGCTTTAGAGGCTGGTATTGCTGAACGTAAAAAATTAATGGGCTATGAAGGTTTAACTCGATTTGGCTTAGACATGATGGCTGGTACTTCACCTTACGCTCTTACGAATGTAGGCGCTGCTGGTAAATCAGCATTAGACTATATGTCTGGCGAAACTAAAGATATTGCTAAAGAACGTGAAAAACTTCTTGAACTTAAATCAACTGAAGAGAAAAACAGAGAAGCTCGTGAAGCTCAAATGTTGGGTTATGCAATTCAAGCTGATACAGCTAAGAAAAATAAAGTATTACAAATGGCTCAAATTGCAGCTACTCGTGATGCTACAAAAGCTTCTCAACTTGCTACTAACCAACTTACTGCCGCTAAATTATATAGCGATGTTCTAACTAAAAATGTATTATCATTGCGTAAACAATTTAGTGAGCTTGGTTTACCAGTTGATGAGAATGAATTACAATTAGATGCAGAAAGATTAACTTACGAGGCATTTAAAGGTGCTCCAAAAGATAGTGTCATGGCTAATTATATGTCTGGACTTACTGCACCTGAAGCAAGAAAACCAAAAGAAGTGGCACCTAAAAAAGAGCCAGGTTTCTTTGAAAACCTTTTTGGTGGAAGTAAAGCAGTAGATTTTAATCAACTACCTACTAAGTAGACTATGCCTATAGATGTCAGGATGCCTGATGGGACTCTTGTAAAGAACGTCCCAGATAACATAACGCAAGCTGATTTGCTTGCCAGATATAATGCCTTCTCGGCACAACCTGCCACGTCTGTAGCTCCTGAAATACAAATAAAACCACAAGCTCCTCAAGTTGGCCCTGAAGGCGCTCCCATACCTTCCATTCTTCAAAACCAAGAACCTCCTGTTCCAGAACAAACACTCTTACAAAAGATTGTAGGTGATCAGCCTGATCGTGGTCCAAAAGGTCCTGGCGTAAAAGAATTAGCATCAGATGTATACGCTGCAGCAAAACAATTTCCAGAGCAATTAGCTAGCTCAGCTATTCAGGCTTATCAAGGTAAAGATGTTGAAACTATTGCAGATGAAGAGTCTACAGCTAACAAGATTGTAGAAGATGCACGCAAAGCAGCTGAAGCTAATATGGCTATCAAAGGCGCTGAGGACATCTATACTGACTTCTTAGGCGCTAAGATTAAACGTAGCGACATTAGAAACCTTCCACAAAACTTATCTTTCTCCCTTGTGGCTATGGGATCTGCTTTATTATCAGGCCTAGGAACTACAGCTGTTACAAGAAATCCGTTGGCTGGTTATGGAGCTGGGGCCGCAACAGCTGGTAAAGTTGCATATAACATTGACACAAATAGTTTCTTACGTGATTTGAGAGAAGGTTTAAATCAAGCATCTATTGAACAGCGTGGCATACCAATTACAAATGAAGAGTTTGTTAAGATTGCTCAGTCGCCAGAAATGCAAGCAAAAGCTAAAGAATTTAATCTTGACGTAAGAGGCAAAGGTGCTGTAGACGAACTAGCTAATATACATGGTTTGCATGAAGCTGGATGGGAAGCTATTAGCTCAACAGTAGGACTTGGTGCTGGTAAATACATATTTAAAGAAGCTCTTAAAGGCAAGATATTAAAACCTGTAGCAGCCTTTACTGGTGAATTAGGTCTAGAACTTGCTGGTGAAACAGCTACTCAATTAGGTCAATCTAATGTAGAACGTAAAGCTGGTATGCATCAAGACGCAGAAAGAAGTTGGTCAAGCGCTGAAGATTGGAAAAAGTCTTACAAAGAAGTTGCTGGTCCTACATTATTAACTACAGCAGTATTAGGTGGCGCTCCAGCAGCAGCAGGTGCAGCTAAACGAGCTTTTACAAAAGCAACACAGACACCTACCACACAAGAACGAGTAGAGCCAGACGTTACACCTCCAGTCACTCCAACTGAGGCTCCAGCAACTCCAGCCCCAGTGGAAGCTGTAACAGCAGCGCCTACAAAAATAGACACATCACACGATACTCAAGCTATGCTTGATGAGTTGTCTGGTAAAGATATTGAATACATCCCAGAAGAAGAAGATAAGGTTGCTGAAAAAACAACAACTAAAGGTGAGCTGCCAGTTGGCTCTAAAGTAAGCTGGAATGATGATGGAAATCAGGTTGAATCAGATGTTTTAGATTCAATGTCTAAAGCTGGCATTACTATGTATAAAGTAACATCTACAGACCCTGCAAGGCCAAATGGTGTATGGGTTGAATCATCTAATCTACAACCTATAGGACAACCAAGCGTTACAAAAGAAACTAAACCAGAAGTTCTTTATAGCGCACCTATGGGTGAAAATACTGAGTATCATGTATTAAAAAATGATCTAGGTCATGTTGCAAATCTTTATGACAAAGACGCTGGTCGGTATGTTACAGACAGTGCAAGAACATTCCCTGTTGAAAATTTTGGTACACAAACAGAAGCAGCAGCTAAGAACTTTGTTAAAGAAGAACAAGACAAAGCTGCCGCATATGATCCATCAATTAAACAAGAGCCCACAGGTGTTATTACTGAAGAAGATAAAGAATTTACCCCTGTAGGTGGAAGACTTATTAACAAGGCAGATGTAGCTAAACTTGGCCGTGAGTCGGCTATAGCATTACAACAAAACTTAGCGGCTCAAGAAGTTGAAAGAGACAAACAGATCAGACGTGAGATTCGTGAAGATAAATTCCCCGCTGCTAAAACTCCTTCATTAGCTTCAGCTCTTAAAGCTTTAGGTGGTATCAATCAATCTAACAAATTAGATATGCTTAAAGATACTGGCAAGGTCTTTAATTACGAAAGTGCTTTTTCAAAGGACGGTGAAGACTTACTTACTCATATTGAAAATGGTAGTCTTGATGAATATCTTCCACACCAATTACGTTTAAGCAATACACCTGCTGGTGAAGCATTTGATCCTAGACCTGCATATGATTATATATCTAGTGTTATTGAGTCAAAACAAAAAGTACATGATTACGATTATGAATTAGCTAAGATTGATCATGAGAATAAGATTAAAGAAAAATATCTAGCTAAACAATACATGGAGCCTAATGAGGCAGCACAAGCAGCAGCCGCTGAAATTCAGGGCAAGGAATACATGAATGTTGAAATACCAACGCCTAAAGTTACAGAGCAAGAATTACTAGCTCAGTTTAGCGCTCAAGCTCAAGAATATATTAGCGAGATGCCTATATTTGAATCAGCTAAAGAAACAAAATCATTCAAGATTGAAATGAATAAGCTTAGACGTGCTATTAAAAAAGGCATGGTAAAAGAAGCTGACATTATTCCAGCTATAGATCAGATCTATGAGTCTACTCAAAAAGACTACGAGCCATCAGAGCGTATACGTGGCGCTGAAATTATTAAAGAAAAGCTATTAGCAGCCAAGAGAAGGAAAGAACTTTCTCCAGAAATTGTTGACATGGCTTTATTCTTAATTGATAAGAATCCAGCGCTTGTAAAAGATTTAGCTATCTCTATTACTGCAAGTAAACGTGATGGTAGAGCTGGCGGTTATGCACCATTGGCTAGACTAGCTACAATATTTAAATACACTCCCAATAATGAAACAGCAGTTCATGAGATCTTACATCATTTAGAAAGAATGATGCCTAAAGATATTCAGGCTGCTATAAGAAAAGCATGGGCTAGAAGTCTTAAAGTTTCTGCTGAAAGAGCATTTGGTGGCAAGAATGAAACGCTCAAACAATATTACAGAGATGTCATAGACTACCATGCTACAGGTGATGAAAAAGCTGAGAAAAGAGCCATGAGTTTATTAGCTGCCAATACGGTTGGTTACGAACATTATCAAAACTTTAATCCGTCTGAATTTTGGGCAATTAATGGCTCAAGTATTGTTCAAAATAGATATAACGCTGACATTAGTGAATCTATGGTTGAGCGTATTAAGAATTGGCTATCAGAATTTGCAGAGAAAGTTAAATCACTGTTCAATCTTGAAAGTGACGCAGCTGTTATTCGTGCTTTAAATAGCGTTGCTAAAGGTGATGGTAAGTTTATTACTGACATGATTTATGAAAATGAACAAGCGTTAAATTTAGATAGATCTATTGAACATGAGTTTAGCATGGATGATTTACCATCAAGAAGCAATGCAATGTATATTATTCCTGCTGGTACAGAATTATTCCATGGCGCTCACGAAACAAGAGCAAATGAAATATTACAATCTGGGTCTATATTAAAATCAAAGAGAAACATTACATCTGGCGGTGGATTATTAACAGAAGGTAACTTGTTATGGTTTGGTGATAAAGATATGGCAACTAGACATGCCAGATCTGAAATAGATGTTATGAAAGCAGAATGGGACAGAGAAAAAGGTGTAGTAAGAAACCCAGGGAAAGTCTTTGTCACCATATCTAATAAACCATTAAGGCTTGTTGGCAAAAACTTTAAAATGACTGAAAGGCAAGCAATTAAAATCAACAGAGCTTTAGGTCTACCAAAATACAAATCTTTACACAAAGGTGATTCGTTAGATTTGGCAGCTTATAGAGCTCATGATTATCAACGCTCTAATGTAGAAAGATATAGAACGGAGTCAGGGGAAAGATCTGCTCCATGGCCAATTATATTAAGAGAATTAGGATTTGATGGTTATTATGATATGTCTGGAGTTGCACTTAATCTCGATGAAATACAAGCTTCAAAAGTATTAGAAGCTACAGAAGAAAATCTAGCTAATATTGAAAGAAGGTCTAATAAACCTCAAGAGTTTATTTATGCAAATATTCAACGCCCCCCTAGAAACATAAGAGGCCAAGAAGTATTACCCCAATGGCATGGACCTGAAGAATCTAAACTTGATACATGGTTATATAGACTTCAAAACAAACAGATTGACACTAAACGTGTTCAAGAACTGATTGGTGACATAGAAGAAGATTGGAATGTTTACGAGAAAGAACAGCTCTATCATGGTAGAACTGCTGCGGGCATTCGTAATTTCTTACTTAAAGAGCTCTTGCCAATCATCAAAGAGATTGAACGTTTAAAAATTAGCCCTGAAGATGTTCGTACTTACTTGCATAATCGTCATGCAGAAGAACGTAACATTCAAATGAATAAAATTAATCCTGACATCTACGATGAAAGAACAGGAAGAACAATACCTAATCCACTTAAAGATAAAGGATCTGGTATCTCTACGCCTGACGCAAGAGCTTACTTGGCAGGTTTAGATCCAGCCAGAAAACAAGTGCTTGAACAGATTGCTACTAAGTTTGATCAAATGGTCAAGGGCACACAACAAATCTTAATTAATTCTGGTGCTGAGTCAGCTGATACAATTGCTAAATGGAATTCTACCTATGAACACTACGTTCCTCTCTTCCGTGTTGAAGATGAGATGGCTAGACCTACGGGCATGGGTGGCACAGGTCAGGGCTTTGGTGTACGTGGTGCATTCAGTAAACGTGCTCTTGGATCAGAAAAAGATGTTCAAGACATATTAAGTAACATTATTGCTCAACGTGAGCGTGCTTTAATCCGTGCTGAAAAAATTAGAGTAGGTCGTGCTTTATACGGTCTAGCTATACAGAATCCTAATTCAGACTTCTGGCTAGCTATTAATCCTGATGCTATCAGAAATAAAAAACAAGCTATTGCTGAACTAAGACGCATGGGCGTGCCTGATGCTGAGCAGATGATTGATAACTTAATGGCTGAGCCTAAAGAGCGTTATCTTAAAAAGACAAGAGCTGCTGAAGAAGGTTTTGAACCTGATGAAGATTTTGATTTTGACTCTGGATTGCCTGTTAACGAAAGCAAAGAAGTTGTAGCATCTAAAGTTAACGTCATGGCACGTTACAAAGACTTTGTATTCCCTGTACGCATTAATGGCAAGGATAGATATATATTCTTTAATAAGAATGATCCAAGAGCATTACGTATGGTTCAAGCATTAAAGAACTTAGATGTTGAACAATTAGGCTACCTTGAAAATATCTTTGGTATATTTACTCGCTGGTTTAAGAGCGTTAATACGCAATACAATCCAGTCTTTGGACTAGTCAACTTTGTCCGTGACTTTGGTGGCACATTACTTAATCTTACAAACACAGAAATTAAAGGCAAGCAAGCTCAGGTTATTGCAGGTGCATACAAGGCTATGGGCGGTATCCTAAACGTACATCGTGCTGAACGTAAGGGCAAACCATTACCTACTGGACCATGGGCTAAACTATATCAAGAAGCTCGTGATGAAGGTTTCCAAACAGGATATCGTGATTCGTTGATTCGCAATCAAGAAGAGATGCAGATTGTTGAGCATACGATTTCACAATTTAAAGATGGCAATACTAAAAAAGCTTTCTATGCAGTATTAGGTGGTCTTACAGATTATAACGATATGATGGAAAATGCATTCCGCTTATCTGCATATAAGGTTGCTCGTGATCAAGGCTTATCTAAACAAAAAGCAGCGATTATTGCTAAAAATCTTACAGTTAACTTTGATAGAAAAGGTGCTTGGACAAAATCAGTTAATGTTCTCTATGCGTTCTTTAATGCATCTGTTCAAGGTACTGAGCGTATTTACCAGACACTTAAAGGCCCTAAAGGCAAGATGATTATTGGTGGTGGTATCTTAGCTGGCATGGTTCAAGCTGTCATGCTGGCCGCTGCTGGATATGGTGATGATGATCCTCCAGAGTTTGTACGAGAAAGAAACTTTATTATTCCATTGGTTGATGGTACATATCTAACAGTGCCTTATCCATTGGGTTATAACATATTACCTAACTCTGGCCGTATTGTTATGGACTTTATGATTCATGGTGGTCGCAATCCAGGCAAGCATATGACTTCACTTATGTCATCCGTTATGAACTCATTTAACCCATTAGGTAGCTCTGGCTTTGCAATACAAACACTCATGCCTACTGCAATTGACCCAATAGTTGCCTTAGCTGAAAACAAAGATTCATTTGGTCGTCCTATCTATAGGCCTGATCGTGCTACAGCACCTACACCAGGCTATACAAGATCAAGAGATACTGCATCTACGCTAGGTAAGGGTATTGCTGAATTCTTAAACTGGGCATCAGGTGGCACTAAATATCAAAAAGGTTCAATCAGCCCTACAGGCGATGAAGTAGACTTCCTTGCTGGCCAAGTCGGTGGTGGTTTATATCGTGAAGTTACTAAAGCAGGAAAAGCTGTTAGCGCTGCAATTACAGGTGAAGAGATTCCATCTTATCAAAGACCAGTGGTAGGTCGCTTTTTAGGCTCTACAGGATCACCTGCTGCCGTATCTCAAACATTCTATAACAATGTAACCCGTATGACTGATCATGAAAATGAGATTAAAGGTCGTATGAAGAACAGAGAAGACGTAGAAGGTTACTTAAATGACAATCCAGAGGCTAGATTATGGAAGAGAGCTAATACGATTGAGAATAAGATTAATGAATTGAATAAAAGAAAACGTATGTTTATTGAACGTGGCTTCCCTAAAGAGCGTGTCCAAGCTGTTGACGCACAGAAGACTCTGCTCATGCAAAGATTTAATGATCAGGTGAGTAAATTAACTCCTGAATAACAACTTCGCAATACCCTTCCTTAGCTACTTCCATTCGAGTTACACATAGCTTATCTATTTGAGAGTCATTCTCATATACATTGGCATGTTCTAAGGCATCCAACAAAGGCTTTAAAACGTTATCTACATCACGTTTTCTCTTGTCGGGAGGGTACAGGTATACCTCCATGTGCAATCGTTCGTTTAAGGCCCCTTGGCGTGCGTTTAAAGAGCATAAAAACACAGCTTCTCGGAACTCTTTTCCCTTCTTTCCTAAAAACTTCTTAGATCCGAGCTGGCCCCAGTAATGATTTACGGTAGGAGGGTAGGGTAATTTTAGTTTTATTGTTTTCATATCGTGTATTATAGCAGATGAATTAATATGGGTACAACCTATTGACATGTATTTTATTATGTGCCAACATTACATCTCATTTTACTTTAAGGGAAATATCATGAAAAGGTTTATATCAATCACAGAGCACCTAATGACAGATCAAAAATACAATGATCTTATTAAGGATGGCTTTGAACCAACAGAATTTATTACATCTATCACAGCTGACCATGCTAGAGATCGTGGCTTAGAAACTAAAGTCAGATGTTTAGAAGTGGATTACGATATATTAAATGATGTATGTAAAGCTGTCGATACGATTGCTACTAACAAAGCTTTTGATGAATTAGAAGAAGCTATGTTAAAAGTAAATATGTGTCCTAGTGGAAACTGCGAAGCATGAAAATAACCAATCAGTTTAACTTACCTAAACCATTTGAGAACATAGCTAAGAATCCTAGCTACTCAAAAGGTAAGGCTCATATATCTGCTACTAGCTTACTTAATAGTCCTAAGATTGTTACGCTATTAAAGAAGTATGATGATGAGTTGACTCAAGATGTATCAGATATGATTTGGTCTATCTTTGGTTCAGCAGTTCATAACGTGCTTGAAAAAGGTGCTGATGAACATAACTTGGTTGAACAAAGATTTTATGCTGAAGTAGATGGTTGGCACGTATCAGGTGCAATTGATCTTCAAGTGGTAGATCCTGATGGCATTCATATTAAAGATTACAAGACTACATCTGTTTGGGCGGTGATGAATGATAAGCCTGAATGGGAACAACAACTTAATATCTATGCATGGTTAGTTTACAAGAATAAACAAGTACCTATTAAATCATTACAGATTGTTGGCATTTTAAAAGATTGGAGTAAACGTGAGGCTGAACGTAAGCCTGAGTACCCACAAAAGAATGTAGCTATTGTAGATATTCCACTATGGACATTTGAAGAACAAGAAGCTTTTATCAAAGGCCGTATTGCTAAACATAGCGCTGCTGAGTTTGCATTAGAAACAGGCGCAGAGATGCCTGAATGCACACCTCAAGAGATGTGGGAAAAGCCACCTGTATGGGCAGTGATTAAGGTAGGTAATACAAGAGCCAAGTCTCTACATGAAACAGCAGAGTTAGCTGATGCTGCGCTACAAGAATTAGGTAAAGGTTATGAAGTGCAAGTTAGAAAAGGTGATAGAACAAGATGCAAGGATTATTGTTTAGTAAATAAATGGTGCAAGCAATACGCAGACTACTTAAAGGATCAAGCATGACCAAAGAACAATCAGATGGGTCTACAGCAAGCTATTATGAATTACCCAGCGGTGCTACTGAATTACAAGAATTAATCAGTGCTAAGAATATGAATGCACAAATTGGTGAGATATTTAGAGCTTGTTATAGATATGGACAAGTAGCTCATAGTCCAGAGATTAGAGATATAAAGAAGATTTTATTCTATGCGAAAGCTGAATTAGAACGATTAAATAAACTAGAAAAGGAAAATGTATGAGTGTATATAGAAAACTACAGGAGGCTAGGTTAGAACTTCAATCTACCTCGCTGAAGAAGTCTGGCAAAAACAAGTTTGCTAACTTTGAATATTTTGAGTTAAGTGATTTCTTACCTACTATTCAGAATATATTTTTGAAACATGGACTATGTGGAGCGATTACTTTCTACACTGATATTGCCATATTGACTATTGTTGATATTGACAAGCCAGAAGATAAGGTTGAATTTAAGAGCCCTATGTCCACAGCTGAGTTAAAAGGATGTCACGCCATTCAAAATCTTGGGGCTGTGCAGACTTATTTGAGGCGGTATCTTTGGGTGGCAGCGATGGAGATTGTTGAACACGACTCCCTTGATGCTGTGACAGGAAAAGATGAGCCAAAAAAAGCTGAACCTACAGTAACAAGTCCAACCTCTGTAGTTAAAAATGAACCATGGCAAAACGATAAAATTATTTGTAAGGATGATCCAAGCGATCCTACTGTATGGAGAAAAGATCTTATATCTGGAACAGAAGTGAGATTTGTACTTTGTCAAAGCGTTCAATCATTAATGAATATTTTCAAAGTCAATAAAGTTTCTTATGATAGATTAAAGGAAGAGTCTCCAGAAGAGTTTAAAGTTCTTATGAATAAGTTTACAGAAGTAAAAACAAAACTAGAAAAGGAAGCAGTATGAATATCAAACTTGAATTAACTCAAGAAGAAACAGGATTCTTAATGGGAGTTTTAGCAGAACTACCTACTAAGACAGGCGCATGGACTTTAATTCAAAAAATTAAAGAACAAGCAGAACCACAAGTACCACAACAACCAAAAGAGGAGACATTAAATGGCTGAGCAAAGACCCAATAGCGGAACGCTAGGAAAGAACAGATACAAAGAAGGTAAAGAAAATAGACCTGATCTTACAGGAAACATTCATGTTGATCGTAATCTATTAATTGATTTACTTACTAAACATAAAGATAAGCCTCTTATTCAGTTAAGACTATCTGCATGGAACAAACAAAACAATGACACAGGCGAAGGCTTTTTAGGTATTGCAGTATCAGAACCTACACCTCCGAAGCAAGAAGCTGGTAAGAATCCTTGGGAGTAACCATGGAAACCATTCAGTTTGAAGGTGTTAAGGTTGCCCTTAAACAAGATAAAACTGGATACGTACTAACATTGTCTATGCATCCTGACGATATCCCTGAAACACTACTCAGGGATTTTGTTGGGGCTAGATACCAAGTTGTTATGGTAAGGTTAGATAACCATGAAACTCCGATTGATCGTCAAGAAGAGTTTGCTGCTGATCGTGCTATAAGGATCTCTGGTATGTTATGTCGTGATCCAAAGTTTTGGGAATTCCTTTATTCAAGAAGTGATATCTCTACTAAAGATTATGAATCTGCAACTCAATGGTTAAGATTCTATTTAGATTTAGAATCAAGATCTCAACTTAAAACTAACATTGAAGCTCAAAATAAACTTGATGCTTTATATAGGGAATATATTGCATGGAAACCGATAAGCTAATACCGTATTCAGTTTACCTGCCAAGTGATTTACATAAGAAATTAAAAGCACTGGCTCGTGATCGTAAAGCTTCTGAACTTATTCGCAATGCAATACAGATGATTATTGATGGTAATACTGCATATAACAGCGGATATAACAAAGCTTTAAAAGATACTATAAAAGTGATTAACAATAATGAAAGTGCTATCACTATATCAGTGCATGGTATCTTAATTGCTGACAACTTAATCTCTGATATTAAAACGTTGGAGGTAAGTAAATGACAGATAAAGAACAACTAGAGGCCGTCTATGCTGGCATGGCTATGATGGGTTATCTTATTCGTGGCACTCCCATACATAAGATCCCTGAAGAAGCTAAAGCCATGGCTAAAGCTATGATGGAAGATGAGGTGAGCGTTGGCCTTCCTCCGATCAAACGCAGAGTCAAGAAATGAATGAGAAAAGATATTGCTCATCATGTCTTTCATTCAAGCCAGCATCTACAGGTAAATTAGTCTATACTGCAAGTAAACATATTAAACGATTCAAATGTGCTGTATGTTTAAGTAAAATGGTCAAACCAAATAAGGACTTATATGTTTCAAGAACTCATAAAGATAGCTGAAGAAGTATACGTTTTAGACAAACAACTTGGCATTCGCTTAGGTAAATGCTTAGAGTCTTTAGGTAAAAAGATTGCTGAACATAATGAAGAAACCAAGGCTACCAATGTTAAGATCCGTAAACTAGAGAATAAGATTAAGTCTTTTGAATCTGCTATGCGTAGGAGAATGCACTAATGGAAAACTATAAACAATGGATGGAACAGAAGCTAACATCTGAAGATATGGATAGGCTTCCTAAGGTAGTTAAACCTTTAACCGAAGATCAAATAAATGCTATATGCAGTGAATTTAGTGATATGGGTGGTGATATACAAGCAGATTATTGGGTTGATTTATGCAGAGCGATAGAAAAAGCCCATGGCATTGTATAGGAATAAGAAGTTATTAGAAGTAGTAAGAGAATCTCCCTGCCAGGTGTGTGGGATTGAAGATGGAACAGTTGTTGCTGCTCATTCAAATCAAATGAGGGATGGTAAATCTACCTCCATGAAATCAAATGATTACAGAATTGCCGCAATGTGTTATAAATGTCATTCTAATCTTGATCAAGGAAGCAAGTTAACAAGAGAAGAACGGGTAGATATGTGGGAAGATGCTCATCGTAAGACTATAGGCTGGTTATTTGAAAAAGAACACTTGGAGGTTAAATGAAAACACAATTTGGTTTATTAGTAGGATTTTTAGGGATATGTATGATTCCTTTTGCAATAGTATTTGTAGCCTTCAGAGCCTCTTGTAACTTTGTAAGCAGAATAGCTATGGAAGGATTGCATGATGATTAACTCTGGCAAACAACCATACGCATGGATCTACGAAGAGTTTGATCACAACAACAAACTTGTCAATAGTTTTATCTCCCCATTCAAGCCATCTGAAATATCATTTAAGAATGAGCTGAAATCAAAACTCCATAATATTACCTTAACACCTCTGTATAGGTGCGATGATAAAGCTGAAAAGTTTACCGCAGTAAAGAAGTACGATAGCAAATTATTAGTAGAAGCTAACTCAGGACTCTAACATGACTACAAGGCTCATCAACGATTATACAATTAAAGTAACGTATGATATGTTGAGAAAGATGCCTCCGTTCAATACCTGGAATCTTCCAGCGCCTCACAAAATTATTTTTGAAGTAAATACAGATCCAACTATCTGCGGTGAGTTTGATGTAGAGCCAATGATTATGCGGATTAGCACGCACCACCAAGAAACCTATGTCAACATGATGAGAACCGTTGCACATGAAATGGTTCATCTAAAGCTTTACTTAGATGGTAAAACACATTATGATAAGCATGATCAAACATTCAGGAAATTGATGTTTCAATTCAATGCTTTATACGGGTTTGATAGGAAAGAATTATAAACTTACGAGGGAAACCATGAAATATAAATCAGTATTAGTTATATCAGATCTACATATTCCGTACCACCACCCAGATGCTTTTGCTTTTCTTACCGCACTCAAAACAAAATACAAACCAGATCATATAGTCAACATAGGTGATGAATTAGATATGCACGCTATGTCTATGCATGATAGTGATCCAGACTTATACTCTGCTGGTCATGAGTTGGCTGCCTCTATATCTTACATTCAGAAGCTTGAAAAGATATTTCCTAAGATGACTATTGTTCACTCTAACCATTCATCTATGTTGTTTAGACGTGCATTAAAACATGGTGTACCTAAAGGTTACTTAAAAGACTACAATGATTACCTTGGTGTTGGCAGTGGTTGGAAATGGGTGGAAGATCATACAGTGACACTTTCAGATAACTCACGATGCTTCTTTACTCACGGCCTTTCAGCTGACGTGCTTAAAGTTGCCATGCAATACGGGATGCACACTGTGCAGGGCCACTACCATACCAAGTTTAGTATCGGATATTACAGCAATCCAGATCAGTTAGTCTGGGGTATGCAGGTTGGTTGTTTAATCAATCAGAAGTCTATGGCATTCCAATATGCTAAAAACTTTAAGACTAGATTCATTGTAGGCTGTGGCATGATCATCAATGGTCAGCCTAAACTCATGCCTATGATGCTTAATACAAATGGTAAATGGATCGGTAAACTTTTGTAGGAGATATTATGCATTACATAATGATAGTAATCATGTTTGGCAATATGTCTGTTGAAACCTATAGCGTAGAATTTGATTCACAACTTACTTGTGAGAATGCAAAAACCGCTATAATAGAAAAGTATGATAATGTTAAACGACCAGGGATTACCCCTGTCATTATGTGTTTAAGGAAATAGTATGGCAAGTGAAGCAGGAAAAGGTAGTAAGCAAAGACCCACTAATAAAGAAGCCTATGACGAGGCATATGATCGTATATGGGGCAAGAAGAAGAATCAATCATATAAAGATAAGCCATACAAAGATGGCGTAGCTTATGATTCAGATTCTGAAATGCTTCGTGATATTAGATATGATGTAAAGTATATACCAGACGATCACTATGAAGAGTGAGGTTCAGTCGCCTTGCATTAAAGTTTGTAAGCTGGAAAACAATCACTGCGTAGGCTGTGGTAGATCTAAGCATGACATTACTTATTGGAATGAATACAGTAATGAGAAGAAGTTCCAGATAGTAAGAAAACTTAAGAAGAAAAAAAGATGAACAAATTAGACCCTATCGTTCACGGAATAGTTATTGCCGCCATGATGTATGGAATGTATGGTGTAATTAAACTATTCTTAATGGCCTATAAATACTTTTAATTACCAAAACATAGTCAATACGCCATTCAAGCGTATCAAATGTCCTTGTAATGTAATCCTGTATTCCCCACTCACGTAAGTTTTTAATCCAGCAATCCTATGTAGCATAGTGCCATCATGGCCTATAAATTCTTTCTCTTTATAGGCTATATGTTTCTGTTTCCCATCTTCAATATAATCCATACCAGCCCCACCGCTTGGCAGTTTAATTGCTACGGTGAATGCATAGGGATCAACTGATCCTAAGTCTAATGTAAGATGCGGGTAGTCTTGATGCCAAAGGCCTGCATGGCTAAGCAGGAATGGACTTGACATAAATATATGAAAGGAAGGTATTGCTAGACGATCACTGATTGCAATAGGTTCACCGAACTGATTCGATAAGTGATCAATAATGATAGCATATAAGCTATCAAATTCTTTTATAAGTATTGGGTTAAGAGTCTTGATTTCCTCATGGTAAGCTGGTGTCTTTCCATCTAGGTAAGAGCACCTTCCAAGAGTGTAGAAAGGGAATTCATTTGAACGAGATATCCAATGCTGTTGCAGTCTGAAGACTTTATCGGCTATCTCATCAACATCTATATCAAATTTATGGCGTACAAAAGGGGACATAAGTCCCCTATTATACTACTAATAGCAATCTGTTACGATAACCATTACTTGTTCATTACGTACATAGTTACTTCAAAGCCAAAACGCATTTCTGTAGCTGCTGGAGTTGTCCACATAATATTTTCCTTTGTATATAAAAAAGATCTATTTTTGCTATACAAACACCTTTGTATGTAATTTACTCCATACAAACTAGTTTGTATTGAATATAATGCGCCTTTTGCTATACAAAATCCTCCATAAAACCATGAATAATGCCTAATTCTATATAACATTTAGTTATATACAACTATTTCTATATAACTTTTACAAATATGTTGACAGGAATAGTCAGGTTTGTTATAGTTTCGTTGTGAGTCCCTTTCCTCACGGCTTTCCTTTATCTAATCTCTCTGATAAAGTCTCGGTGTCCCTCGCACCTTAAAACCCTTAGACTGATCATCTAGGGGTTTTTCTTTTCTAGCTATTGCTTTTTTATCCAACTAGGTGTAAATTAATAAATGAGAGATTGGACAAGGAAAGTTGATGATGTATTTCTACGTCATCATCTTTCTATTCCCTTCTATCCGTACTCCAAACGATATCAGTGAACCTACATGGGTTGCTTGGAAGAATACATAGGCCTTGTTTACACCCGCAAGCGAGCCTCGTGAACTTAAATGGGTATCACACAAGATATACAGGACTGGGGTGACTTGCCTACTGTATGTCGATTGAACATTAACTCTGTGTAGGATTGGTATTGAGTGTGCTTGTGTTGCTTGATATGGATCAAAGGTGCTACTTCTCACCCTAGGCGGAGCTATCTCTAAAAACAATGAAAGGATCATATGGATTTTACTCACGCAGTTGTAGATGATGGAGACATCATCAGGAAATATCGTTGGTCAAAACGAGAAGCTAAATGGTATAAAGATTCACACCCTGATATAGATGTGATAGAGTTACCTAAAACACCAAAAGAAGTGTTTAATACAAATGATTACGAGGAGGCACCATATTAATGAGCGAAGTTTATCATAAAAAATATTTAACGACTGAACAGGTCATAGCAATCAAGAAGGCATTGAAGACCATGCCTATTCCAAAGGTAGCTAAACAATTTAATCTTAACAAACACAATGTAAGAAACATATATCTAGGTATATCATATAGAACGGTAGGTGAGTAATGTCTGATACAAAGAAAACAATCATAGTTGAAAATGTTTTGGTTAAGGGATATATTAAACACGCTAATGGCAAAAAGACTATGTTTGAATTTAACAAGCAAGATTTCAAGCCATCAGCATTCGAGAAAATATTTCAGGAAGTGGGTAGTAAGTTTTAATGTATACAAAAGTTGATGACAGGAAGATGGCAAATAAAATCTTGTTTTATGTTGTAGGATATCCAAGTGCTACGATAGATGACATCATTAAGAATTGCCATACAAACTACCGCAGATTAAAGAAGTTAGAAGCAGAGGGATACATCGTATTACCAAAACCAACAGAGAGAGGGCAAAGAAATAAGCAATACTATGAGGACAAAGCCATTCAATCAAGCGGTGCATGATGCTTGTGATCCGCCAGCAAGGGAAGCAGTAAGTAAGTATATCAAAGCCACATGGGGAATGAATGCGTGGCACAATCCTAATCAGTATGCAGTAGATCTCATTATCGAAAAAGATAAAGAGTTAATTGGCTATGCTGAAATTGAAATGAGAGATTGGGATCATTGCCCCTTCAAAACAATCCATATACCCAAGCGAAAAGATAAACTATTCAACAACAATAAGAAGACTATTTATTTTGTTGTGTCAAGAGGTATGGAACGTGCATGGTATGTAGATTCACAAGTGATTAAAGATTCAGCAGTCGCTGAGATACCTAACAAAGCAGTAAGTCAAGGGGAATATTTTTATGATGTTCCTACATACCTATTCACTGAAGTAAATTTGTAGCATAGAATTATAAATGAGAGACAAACCACAATATACAGATTTAGAACATAGGATATTAGAGTTATCTGATGTCATTGATATGTTAAATGAAGAGAACATTAAGCTCAAAGATATTGTTGCCTCTCACCAATGGAATGCAACAGAGTTTGAACAAGATTATATATTGCATGAGATCACTCAACTCAGAAAAGATATAGCGGTGCTAGAGAAGAGTGAGGCAAGTGCAATAGCAAGTAGAGATATGTT